ACCGGTACAGCTGGGTATGCTTGGCCGCCAAATTTAATTTCTTCTGTTAGGCCATTTGTACCTGCGTGGTAATACAAAGTAATTGCGCTTCCTCCATTAATTTCTGGCGTTAGATGCACCTCAAATAAATCAATAACCGCTGTTGGCGCAAGGTTAAGCAGTTCTTCAGCTAACGGTTCAAATGCTTCCCAAGTACACGTCCCATCTACTAACGTTTGCGTGATCTTGAACGGAAACGCAGGTTCTTGATTAGGGAATGTGGAGTAAGTGTCAAGGCTGTCTGTCGTTCCAGCAACAATGCACTTGAAGCCAAGCGTGTTGTCTTTTACGGGATTGGCACGGACTACGTCACCAACCGCATAAGCCTTTCCAGCTTCCCACTTATGTAAAGCGTAGGGATAAGCCATTAGACCTCAAATACCTGGACAAAAGTAGCGTTGATATTGAATAAATTTAGATATGGCATTGTCTTCGTCCAGCTTTGACAAATCCATTTATAAGTATTCGTATCGTCTGGTGGCGACCAGTTGAACGATTCAACGCCCTTGCGAGCTTCTAGAAAATCTTCAATTAAATTTGCATCAGTTGTTGTCCTATTCTGCCAAGTTAAGTCCCAAACTTTTGGATCCTGATTAATCCCAAAGCTTGCGCGTTGTGAATACCCTGATCCAAATTGAATTGATCGAATATTCGGTTGAGCTTTTTTTGATGCCCCGTAATCTGGAGCAATATCAGGGAAATTAGCCATTAGCTAAGAAGTCCTCCGGGTCGTTTTTGCTTAACCAGCTCAGCCTGCACAGCTGTACCAATTGCAGAGCCAAGAGCCTTAGCATTTGGCTGATCGCCTTGCACGTTAGATCCAGAAGCATCAACGTTCACAACTACGTTACCAACACCACCACCAGAAGATTCAACACCAAGCCTGCCATTTGCTCCACGACGCAAAGGCATGATTGCCTCGGTGCCAGCCTCACCCATCAAGCCGTAGTTGCCGACTCCGCCCTGTTTGTACTGGAATAAAGTTGGTTTTGTAACTAGACCACCCTTGGCGTAAGGGACAATTCCGTTCTTAGCTACTGCAAGGCCATTTGCTGCCATAGCGCCGACACCACCGGGAATTGTTGTAGGAGGAGTCATTCCTTTAGTTACAGCTCCTTTCGCTGCGCCAAGACCCAAGAAACTGCCTACTCCTGGAATAGCGGAAAGGGCTTGAAATAGGGCAGCCTTGGCAATCATTCGCGACAGGTCTTGCAATATCGACTTGGCCATATCAGCAAAACTTGCCTTGCCAGTAGTGACAAAATCAGCAAAAGCATCTCCAAAACTATTAACTGCTTGAATGCCAGCCTCACCCAATGCAGTATTGAGATCCATTGCTGACTCAAATACCTCTTTCAAACCATCCTTGAACTTGCCTAGAGGGCTTGAAGCTTCTTCAAGTGCAGCACGTACAGCCTCAAACTGTTCGGGGAATAGCTTGGTGAGTTCGAAGGCTTGCTGCCTGATCTCTGCTTGTCTACCTTCCTCTTCTGTTATCTCTCCTGTTACTAATTTAATCTGGCTGAGAGCAAGTGCTTTTTCTTGCTCTTTCTTGATCTTGTCTTCTGCTTGCTTCCTCTGTCTCTCCTCTAACGCAAAAATATCATTAGCAGCTTGTACGTTAATTTTATTGATTTCTACTCGTCGTTTTTGAGGAAGAAGTGACTTAGCCGCCTCTAGTGCAATTTTTTGCTGCGCTAATATGTCCTCTTTAGTTATCTCAACACCTTTTCTCTTTAAATTATTGGCGGCAATCAATGCATCTGCTTCTGGCTTTAATATGTCTTGCGTCCCTTTGCGGCCACTGCCGCCTTCGTCATCTTCTTCGGCAACAGGGTTGTACTTGAAAGGAGACTTAGGGTCTCTTTTTACAGGTGTAGTCAAACGTTCCAGAGCTTTATCGAATCCCGCGATTTCTTTTCTAAGTTCTACAATTCTATTCCTAACTTTGATAGGAGCCTCTTCTACGGTTTGCCCCTTGTAAAGAGATCCTAACTGATCTTCAAGTTCCTTCTCAGCGGTTGCTCTTAAAGATTTAGTTGAGGAAATTTTTGTTGCTCTTTCTTCATTTGAGAGACTTGCATATGTCTGTCCAGGCTTAAGCTTGGCAAGCTCTTGCAATTCTTTTTTTTGTCGCCCAAGGGCGTTGGTTACTGCAACAATGCCTGCAACAATGCCTGCAACTGCTAACGCTCCGCCAAACAATGGGTTTATAGCCATTGAAGCCGTCAGCGCACCAATTCCAGTGGCCGAACCCTTAGCAGCTATGCCTAAGAGTCCAAGCCCTGACGCTAAATTTGTAAGGGTACTAATTAAACCTGCGGCAGTAATTATGCCTACAAAGGTTCCTAAGCCTGCCAATGCTGGACCTAAATTGTTAGCCAAGCCAGACATTGCTTTGGCAATTACTTTTGCTGCCTTAACCATCGATGGCGTTATGTCTTGAATAAATTTTGTGAAAGTATCCTGCAACTCGGCTCCAGTCTCACCCAATGCCAAGCCAACAGACGCCCTCATTTCATCGAAAGCGACAGTAAGCCTTGTGCCAGCCTCAGCGTTTGAAGCGGCAATTTTTAGAGCGGTTCCAGAGTATTTAACGCCTAATTCTTCAATAAATGCCATTAACTCATTAAGACCAACCGTTCCTGCTTTTAAATTCTTTTGAAGCTCAGGCAAGGTCATCTTGTTGGCCTTAGCAAACAAAGTTACAGCACCAGGCAAACGTTCTCCAAGCTGCCCAGATAGCTCTTCTGCGCTGACCTTACCTTTTGAGAACACCTGCACCATGGCAGTAATCGCGCCTTTCACATCCTCGGTACTGCCACCAGTGGCTTTAATTGCCGCAGTTACGTTTTTAAATGTTGTCTCGGCATCTTGCAAAGGTCCGCCAGCCCCAGTTACAGCCGCAGTCAATCGAGTTACACCTCGGACTGCATCTTGCTGCGGAACGTTTAGAGAGCGTGTGACTTGAGCCGCGGTATCTAAAGCTGATGTGTAATTTTCTTGAGATCCAGCAACACCACGAAGAGCTATCTGAAGTTTTTGAATTTGCGCCGAATAATCAGCAGCAGCGCCAATAGATTTCCTAATACCACCAACTTGAGCGCCAATAGCAGCGCCAGCGAAAGCTCCCTGAACACCGCCAAAGGCACCTAGTGCGCCGCCGATCGCACCTTCAGGCCCACCAAAAATGCCGCCAGAAATAACGGCGCCAGCCACCTGTGTTGCCTGACGAGCCCCGCCACCACCTCTTTGACCTTGCGCCTTGCTTAATTGCTTTTCATACTTTCCAATGTCAGCTGTTAGCTCTTTGAACTCCTTGCTATTGATGTCTGCTTCTCTTCTTAATGCCCTTAATGCTGTAACTTGCCCTTCAATCGTGCTGATGCTTCTATTGCCTTGCTTTGCAAAGTCGTTTATTGATCTTCTTACTTTTTCAATAGAAGGAGCCGTCTTGCCTGTTATTACTTTTAAGTTTTTTATTGAATTGCCAATCTTGTCAATTATCTGCTGAGAGCCAGATCCCGCCTTAAAATCAAGCCTGATGGAAAGAGTGTCAATTGCCTTTGCCATCAGAGCGTTTCCGGAGTTCCTTTAGGGCTGCCGCCTCCATTATCTGGAGACGCTCAAGCATGTCTCTACGATCCTCCACATTGTAGAGGCCAAACAAGCCTTCGGAACCTAGCAGTACTTCATATTTCAATCCGACATATCCACTCATTGAAACCTGCCACTGGGTCTGCAGTCGCAGAAACATGATGACTGCATCCCAGTTTTCTTCCCAAACCTCAAAATCCGTAGACTCTGTCGGCTCCGGCTTTGGCAAAATCATTCCAAAAGCAGCTGCATCATCATTGGTGCTGTCCTCGACTTCTTTGCCGCCGGACGCCCAATAAATCGCAGCCTCTCTTAGTTTCCCGCTTCCGCTCCCTCGTAAGTTTTGGTGTAAGCCGCAAGGACAGCTTTCACCCAGTCGACATCGTCAGAGAACGATTCAAGCTCTTTACTGGAAAAAGGCACTTCTTTACCTTCCTCATCCTGGATGCCTTCCCAGCCAATCATCACTTTCTTCAATAACGGCAATCCTGACTCTTCCCCTAAAGACTCAAGTTCAGAAAGCTTTACTCGTTTGAATACAGCCGTAAACTCAAACTTGTCAAATTCGCCCGGACGATCTTCGCTTGGTTCTGTTACTTGTACGGGCCACTTAAAAGTTTTTACCTTTTTACGTACAAAAGCCATTGGGTAAGTGCATAAGCAGAATTAGCTTACACAAAAAAAGGGAGCCTGAAAAGGCTCCCTAAAACTCAACAGAGGCTTGATCAGGTGTAAACGATCTCTACCTCGTCGTTTCCAGCACTGCTAGGAATTGCTGTGAATGGAATTTCCAGCATTGCAATCCCATCAAGATCGCCATAAGAGACATCAGCAATGTCGCCTCGTGCAGAGTCAACCTTGACGATGTTTCCAGCACCGGTTCCATGCGTGAACTCAATGATCCCAAGCGTGTCAGCCAATGCTGTCGCGAAGTAGTCCTTAGTGGCAAGCGCAACAGCCTCAATGCTGAGGTTCCCACTCACGTTCCTGTTTGTGAGAAGAACTTCTCCAGTGCCGCCAACAAGTTCTCGATAGACAATTTCATTGCCGATATCAAGCGAATAAGTTGACAACTTGGCAGTAGTCAGCCCCATTACATTGAGACCAGTAGTGTTGCCTTGCTTAAAGATCAAAGGAGTTGCTTGATCCGCATAAGTAACGCTTGGCTGAGCACTGTCATCTGGTGGCACATAGATTCCAGTTAGCGTGAAATCAAGTGTTGGGATTTCGCCCACGTTTGCCGAAACAGTAAAAGTGCCCCGAGCACCAGTCACTTTGTGTCTGACACCATCAACGTTGTAGTGGACAGTGACTGAATCGAAACCTGTGCTGACAGGGGCGTAGGTGACGCTTGTTCCAGCCGCAACAGTCTCGCTAAAGCCACACGCTTTTAGAGCTTTGCCATACCTAGGAGCAGTCCCAGCCGTACCTGAACCGGCAAGCTCAACACTGAAGGTGCATTCAACACGAGTATTAGCTAGTAACTGCTCAGAAGCTCCTAAATAAGGACGAATCAAGTCACGGCTAACAATGTCACTCTGTTGAGGCACAATGTTCAAATCGCGAACAAGGACAGCGTCAGCCCCCGTCGGAGTCGGATCCGTCCCGTAAGTCGACTCCTCCTCGATCAGAATCAGACGTTTGCGGAGTAGCAGTGCCATCGGATTTTTCCTTTGATGGGGTTTGTGGTTGCGTGCGCCTAATCAAAGTACGAACGCCTGTTTCAGGGTCAAGAAGGTAACTGCCACCTTGACCACTGTGTTCATCTGCCATGGTAAATGGAGAGAGTGGTTAGGTTTTAGCCTAGTCCGAAAGGACTACTGACTTAAATCAGCAACTTCAGTGCGGTAACGAATCTCAAATTCGCAGAAAATAATTCCAGCTGGCTGGTCGGCTTCTAAAAGCTGAAAACTTGTTTGAGCAGGTTGAACATCAATCGCATAGCCGCCCAAAGTCAGGTCAGCCATCATCTTGCTGTGAAGAGATTCAATCGTGTCATCTGCCGCTTGATCTGGAACCGTACCTCTCTCAATTACCGCAATTCTTACGCGAAGAGTCCAATCCAGAGTGGGTAAGCTGGTGTTCTGGACTGGGGTGTCAGAAACAGGCTCAATAATGATCGCTGGAGACTCCCCCCTAGTCATAGGCTCAACACGGCTTCTGTAAATCCTGGTGCCTACTCCAGTCGTGTTAGCTAGTGCCGTCTCGATGGCAGCAAGGATGTTTTCGCGTTTTGTTGTCATCGAATTAATCCTTCATCAGCATCACACGCATAATCTTGCCATCGTCAAGCAGCATTTGCTCACGCACCGTATAAGCAACACCCTCAACAGTCATCGCGTCCCCTCTTGAGACGGCTGAAAAGTCAGAAGTCTTGACCACAACTGCATAATCAGTGGTCAGTACAACTCCATCAGCAATGATTTCGTTAGGCGATTCAAAGTAGCCAACACTTGTTGTTGATCCTTGAACGACTGGAACCGTAAACCCAGGCGTATCGAAGAAAGCGTCTAAATCTTCGGTGAACTCAAGTGCCATAAAAAAAGACCCCCGGTAATCCGGGGGTTATGAAACAAATCAGCCGTACTTAGGAGAGGCAAGACCCAAAACGCTGACTGCGCCTGCGCCTGTGCCACCCGCGACTGTCACGACACATTTGATGAATCGCTTGGTCTCGTCGCTGTTAACAACAAGCTGTTCAACTAGCGCAGTATTTGCACCAGTCGTTGTGAATGCAGCGCCAGAAACGTCGGTATAAGTACCGTCAGTAGCGTCTGATTCAGTCAGCTTTACCGCGTAGGTAACGCTGCCGCCGCCTGCTTCAGCGTCAAGACTGAGAGCGATATCACCCTCATAGTCCTCTAAATCAACTGCAGAACCAGTCTTGGTTGCTGTAGTTACGTCATTCGCGATGAATGTGAGCAGAGTTGTGGCCCTGCGAGTGTTGCCGATGCTCATTCTTTAGTCCTCTTGCGAGTAGTGGTCTTTGGCTTAGCAGCCTTCTCTTCAGAAGACGCTTCTTTAGCAACAGGCTTTGCCTCACAAGCTTCAGCTTCTCCCTTGAACTCGACAGCTTTGCCGAGGTTGATCAAAGTTGCAGCTTGCTGGTATTCAACCTCCAAAATGGAGCCCGCCGAAACGGACTCCCCGGAGATCATTACCTGTCTCAGAATTTCAATCTTCATGAGTCAGAAACGATTGAACAAG